GGCCGCAGACACGGCCATGTTGGCCGCGAAGTTTAGGAACGAGCTTCCGAGATTGAAGATCGCCCCTTTGGCGCCGAAAATCGCCCCAGGCCCCGCCACCCAGGCGGCGAGCACAACCACAGCCAAGAGGAGGATGGTCCGCAGGGGGTTTTTGTCTTCCCCATCCCCTCCCCCACCGTGAAGGCGGACTTGGATATAGACTGAGGCGCCTTGCTTGGGCCTCACCACATGCCAGCGGTCGCGGGGGATTTCGTGATCGTCGATATAGACGTGGACGTGCTTGAGGATGCGCTTGCCCACAAAGCCCGCCGCCACAACCATATCCCAAAGGGATGAGCCCTCAGGGGCGAGCATGATTTCAGACCGCGCCTTGAACGGGCTGTCATGGATCACGACGGGGGTTTCATAGCGGGGGAGGATTTGGGCGATAGCCGTTTGATCGTCCGTCACGCGCATGGATCGTACCGATGGATTGAGATGATGCGCTTGGACCAGACCAAGCCTTCATAGGTTTCGACGCAGGCGCCGTTCGCCTTTTCTTCGGAGTGCAGCATCCAGCCGGGAGAGAGGATTAGCCCGCAATGGAAGGCGTGCCGGCCCGACCGAAGCAGGATCACATCCCCGAGGGTTTCGGCCCCTTGCTGCACCTCAGGGAAGCGCTTGGAGTAAGCATGCGCCGCTTCCCCAAGGCTCGCGCGATCACACCCGGACGTGAACAGCGGGCCTTCGTAAGGGGGGAGCGGCTTTTGGAGCTCGGCTTCGTGGATGAGTGAGACCAGCCCCCAACAGTCCGCCCCTTCCCGGCTTTTGCCGCCGGGGACGTAGGGCAAGCCGACATAGGCGGCGACCCATGGGGGGAAGTCGGGGCGCGGCATCAGCCAAAGACGCCGCCATGGGACAGGGCTTGCGCCAGCATCGCCACGAGAGGCAAGGCGAACAAGGCCGGGAACCGAGACGGCGTGATCGTCTCGCAGGCAGGCTCGGTCACAAGGTCTTCAAACCGGAGGTAACCGGTCACGGTTGAGACGTTATAGGTCACGTCCCGCAGTTTCAGGGGAGGCAAGGCAACTTCCACCGTGTCCGGGGTATCGGCCAAGATGATCTCGATGAGCACATCAGCCGCGTCCGTGATGGAGCGCAGTGTGTCCACGATCACGCGATCGGTGTTGTCAATGGACAGTTGCGCCTCTCCCGGTCCATCGCCTCCCTGCCCTGGAAGCACGACTTGGAAGGCGTAGGCGATAAACTCATTGCCCCTAGAAGTGATGTTCTCGTTGTTCTGGACGACGCGAATAGGCGCGGCCAAGCTCGCGTGCGAGATCGTCACAAGCATCAGCCACGTTTCGGCAGTGGTTTCATCCGTCAGGCTGTCTTGCGCAGGAGTGGAAAGCGTCCGCATTAGCGCCCCACGATGTAAGACCCGGCGCGGGCGACAAGCTCAATTGCTGGTGTGGTCGCAGGCTCATAGGCGTCAGCCAATTTGACGCGGAATTGAAGCGCAACGCGCCTGTTGTCGGTGCCAAAAACTGGGGCTCTGTAAGAGCTCAAACACCAAAATGTTGCGCTTTGCCGAGACGTGGGATGCACCCAATCAAAGGACAACACACCATCGCGCAAGTTGTCTCGCCACCAAGCGCGAAACGTCTCGAACTCCGCCGCAGTCATGTCGATGGCGCCTGAAATCACATAGTGCTGGCCGGTAAAGCGTCGCCGGATTTTGACGTCTCCGGTTTCCATTGTGGTCCGAATAGCATTGTCAATCGGCTCCTCATTGAAGCCGGCCACGTTGAAATACTGCGGGATGTTAGAGGGCCAAGACGGCATAGGCGATCCTCTTAGGCTTGGCGGACCAAGGGCCGCGCCCCGTAGCGGCTGACCATGGCGCTGTCGGTCTTGCCGGCGGCGACGTTCTTGCGCTGGCTGTCCCGTAGGGTCATCTCAATCATGCGGCGACCGTCAGGCCCACGGCGCTCTTGGGTTTCGACGGGTTCAGCGTCAGCCCCCCGCTGATCGTTGATAACAATTTGCACCCCTCCCCCATCCCCGGTGGTCTGCACACCGAGACGCCCATCAGGCCCCCGCGCGAGAGGAAGGATCGCTTCCGCCCCCGCCTCAGCAAGAGAGCCGATCCCGCCATTGGCCATGGGGAAATAACCCATAGAGGCCGTCACCCCGCCCATGGCGAAGGGGATGACGTTGCCGTCATAGAAAGCGTTGCCGAGGGCGGAGCCTTTGCTTGGCACTTTGCCGCCGCCACCGCCCGCGGCAATCGTTGCCATGTTGCCACTGCCCCCGCCAGTGTTGATGCCGAGATTGCCGAGAAAGCGTTGCAGGAAGTTGGTCCCCGCATCGGTGACGGCGCGGCGCCACGGGGCGGTAAGGTTGCGGGCGATGTCCTCACCGATGTCTAGGGCGATGTTAGCGATGCCGCGCAGAGCGTCTTCCGCGCTGATCCGACCCCGCAAGAAGCCCTGCCGGATGGAGGAAAAGAAGATGTTTTCCAAGCCCTCCCCAAGACGGCGGCCAGAGCGCTCAAGGCTGTTTATCCAGCCCATTTCTCGCTCAACCCGCTCTTGGGTTTCGATGTTCTTGCGGGCTTGGATCGCAAGGTCTTCGCGCGCGACCTCAAGGCCGCGGTTGCGGAAGTCCTCTTCCAAGCGTTTGATCTCAAGCCCAATCCGCCGCTCGCGATTGAGGCCCATGGTGATGTCGGATTCTTCCAAGGCGAGCTGTCGGCGGCGCTCCAGCCCTGCAAGGCTGTCGGCGATCTCGTTTTCCGGCCGGCGCGCTTGCAAGCCCCGCGTCGTATCCCCCATGCCGGGGTTGTCGGCTTCCGCAAACTCCGCTTCCAAGCCTTCTAGGGCGCGGCGACGGGCCACGGGATCGCCTGCCGTCTGCGCCATGCGCTCAAGCCGCAAGCCCTCGCGACGGGCCTGTTCTTGGGCTTGGGCAAGCCGCATATCCGCCTGAAGCGCGCTCTGCCCTTCCAGCACTTCCCGCCGGATGCGGAGCATTTCCTGCACTTCCGGCTTGTTGGCATACTCCCCATAGGTAGCGGTGAGGGCGGCGATCTCAGCGTCAATCTCGGCCTGCGCCCGCTCTCGCGCCCCTTGGCCGATGGAGGGAAGGATAAACTGGCGCTGGGCGTCAAGCTCGGCCATGGTCGAGGCCTGTTGCCCCCGCGCCCCGGCTAGTTCTTGCCGAAGAACAAGCTGCAACGCCGCATCCACCCCAGGGCGCTCCAGCGTCCCGGCTTGCGCCATGTCCATCTCATAGGCGCGCATGTAGAGATCGGAGCCACGGGAACCGAAGCGACCCAAGGCCGTCTCTGCCTCGCCCTGCTGCGTCAAGGCCCGCGTGAACGGGTCCACGATTGCGGCAAGCTGGGCGTTGTAGGTCTCTAGGCCTTGTTGCAGCCGCTGCAAGGAAGCCGCTGCGGTTGCCGGATCAAGGCCCGTCTCCGGGTCTTGGCGATAGGCCGCCACCAGTTGCGGAATGGCATTTATGGAGTCCTGCACCCGCCTGATTTCAGAGGTCACTTGCCCCCGTTGCGCATGAATAGAGCGTAAAGAGGCAATTGACCCGAGGCCCGCTTCATAACGCGCTTCGGCTGTGTTCAGGCTTTCATCGAAGTACGCCGTTGCGTTGTCGCCGAAGTTTTGGACCGACAGCACTGTGCGCGCCTCTGAGAGCGCGCGACCTTGGTTTTCCTCCCGCACCATGGAGACAGCTTGCTCGCGGGATAGCCCGCGCTCGCTCATTAGCTGGTTGATGCGCGGCAGATCGGCCCCCGTGATAAGGCCCGCCTGCATTTGGGCAAGACGAAACTCATCACGGCTAAACAACTGCGCCCGCACGCCCTCAATCGCTTGCGTGATGAGGTTGTGCATGGATTGCACCATGTTTGAGGCCTCAATGGCCTCGCCCATGTCTTGGAGCATGCGCGTCCAAGCATTCTGCATCCGCGCATTGGAGCGCTCAATGGTCTCCGGCGCGGTCATGGATTGGCGCTCAAGCTCCGCCATGCCCCGTTCGAGGTATTCAAAGAACCGCTGCGCGCTGACCTCCCCGTTGGAGATCATGTTCATAAGCTGGGATACGGGAACCCCCGCCCCCTTGGCGAGCACATCGTCCAAGGCGCCCATGTTGGTGGCCATGTAGCGATAGTCTTGGAACCGCAGCACGCCCAAGTTCATCATCTGCTGAACCTGCCACATGGCGCCGTTGATTTGGCTTTGGTTCGCGCCAGAGAGCATCCCTAAGCGGCCAAAGCTCTCCACCGCCCCGCCGACTTGGCCGGACGACATACCCATCGCCCGGCCCGCAATGGCCATATCCCCATATTGTTGGGCCGAGGCCTCGTAATTCATCCCGAGATCGTCGGCGATGCCCATGATGGACCCGCCCGCGACACGGGCCGTCGCTTCCGATCCCCGAAACGCAAAGCGCAACCGAGCCTGTAGCTTGGCGATGCTGTCTTCCGCGCGCGCCGCGGCGAAGGGGATTTGCGTCAGGCCCGCAACTGCGGACACAACCGCGTTCGCCGCAAAGAAGGCGAGACCCCCGGCGGCGCCCTGGACCGAAGCCTCAAGGAGATTGAACCCCCCCGCCGCCCGCCGCGCGCTTTGATCCGCCGCGGTGTTGGCCTGCGCGACTTGGGTTTGCAGCGTGTTGTCCGTCAGGGGGCTGAACTGCTTCCACACCCCGCCGCTTTGGAAGCGGGTCAGCTTACCTTCCAGCGCGTCAAAGGCCGCCGTGAACTCCGCAAAACTCCCCGCCAAGCCCTGCTTCATGGCCAAGGCTGCGGTTTGATAGGCGCGCGCCGCCTTCACAGCGGCTTCCGAGGATCGATCCAATCCCCGGATGAACTCCACCAAGCGCACATTGACGCCCGTGAGTTGGGCCGCCATTTCCGCGGTCATGCGGCTTGGCTGTTGGGCGGCTTGCCCAAGCTGGTTCATGCGCAGCGCGGCTTGAGCGGCGTTGTCGGCGACGTTATCCGCCGCCATGGCCACTTGTTGCAGGGAGGATGAGGCCTGCGCCGCATTAGGCAGGTCGAACAAAATCCCGAGACGTGCGGTTGTGCCACCGATCATTGAACCGCCCTCCCCTCTTGGGAGCGGGCTTTGGCCTGCGCTGCCTCGTGCTGCATGTAGGCCATATCAACGGCGCGGATGGCCTGGACTTCCCAGGGGTCAAGCTGGGCGCCGGTCAAGCGCTGATAGGCTTCGATTTCTTGGAAGGAGATTGGCCCCGGTCCAAAGCCCCCGCCCCGCGTTTGGTGCAGGGCGCAGAAGGCTGCCCAAAGCCCTTGGGCTTCATCGGGCAAGGGAGGGGGTTCAAGGGGTTGCGCTTGCGCTTTGCCCTTGCCTCGCTTGGCGAGGGCCTTTTCGTGGTCACTGACGGAAGCGCCGTCCCCGGCTTTGACCGTCTGCGCCCAAAGGTGGCGGGCGTGCTCGATCACGCGGGCGACGATTTCGGCAAAAAATTGGCACGCACGCCGGTGAAGCGCTCTGCCTGAAACGCGATCCAGGGATATTGCTGGAAGAGCGCCAAGGCCGCTTCCCGAGAGCACGGAACGGGCTTGCCCTTCTCCTTCCCCTGATCCGGGGTGAAGACGCCCTTCCAGGAGATCGCGCACTCAGCGAGGACGATGGCTTGAAACTCCCCTTCCCCAAGCTCCTGCCGGCGCTCGGCGGCGTCGCGTTGCCGCTTCTGCGCCCGGCGCAGGCCTTCGGCGTAACGGGCGCTGTCTGGCCCGGCGAAGGTAATGGCGAGAGGTTCGCCCCGGATCAGGACCGGAGCGCCATCGCCCCCCACGATCACAAGCTCCACGCCCTCTTCCGAGCGTTTCCGGGTGTCCACCACATCGAGGTCAAATTGCATAATGCGCCCTGCTGGTTTATTCAGGGCGAAGCATAGGCGTGGACGTGGTTAGGGGGATTTCTGCATGGAGAATGGCGCGGCGGCCGCTGGCGGGTGGTTTTTGATCCTGCTCAGCATTGCGCTTTATCTGCTTCCCACGATCATCGCCAATGCCCGCGGTCGCGCAGTGGGGCCCGTGGCAATCCTCAACCTGTTTCTAGGCTGGACCCTCATTGGCTGGGTC